CAACAAGTGGTTAAGGTTAGCAGAAGCAACCTGTTAGATGTTGATTTCTTAGAATTTAATGATCTTGATATAGATTACTTAGCTGAAGATGATCTGCAATTCTCGGAGCTAGAAATTAACATGTTAGATGTCAATTTTCTCGAGGATTTATTAGATGTTATTGATGCTCTAGCAGTGGCTGAAGAAGAAGATGCTTTGGGACAAGATTTGAATGCAATCAATATTGTTGGCACCAAACTAGGACAAGACCTAGACACACAAATCACATCTTTTGTTACTGGACAAACTCTTACTCTAATGCGAAATGTATCTGCTAATGCTCGCATAGACTTAGATGTAGGTGGTAGTTATACTGTTATCTTTATCCAAGATGGGGTTTCTAGAGTGGTAACAGTCAATGGTGGCGGTAATAGTGTCATCAAAATAACACAGAGCAACTAATGCAACTGAGAATATTTATTCCGTTATTTGTCTTATTAAGTTTACCTCTAGTTTTTCAAAGCACTCCAACAGAAATATTAAAACTCAAGGTGTATGACACTTTTGTAAAAACGCCAGACCCTTCAGGTTTTTTTACCATACTTAATATCACAGAAGAAGATGTTGATAGATTAGGTGGTTGGCCCTTTCCAAGAGACTATCTTGCTCAAATACATATAGAGTTACTACAAGCTGGTGCTATGGGTGTTGGTTGGGTCATTGCTTTTCCACAACCTGATAGGTTGGGTGGGGATGCTGCATTTGCTAATGCTCTTGGTTATGGTGGTTCAGTGCTTGCCATGTTTGAAAACCCAAATAATAATTATCCACCAACTACAGGCACCGTTATCCTTGGTCCAGATATTGGTGGTATGATGACTACAGGAGTAGTTGAAAACATTGAGACATTATCTTTGTCTGCAGCTCAAGGTATTGCGACTGCTCCTGTAGATGTGGACCAACTGGTAAGACGCATCCCTTTATTATTACGCACACCTGATGGGTTTGTATCAGCATTTGGCACTGAAGTATTAAAACAGCTTGCTGGTAATAATACTTACATTATCAAAACCAATCCTAACGGCATTGAAGAAATAACTGTGCAAGGTTTGGCACCAGCCAAAACTGACAGTCTAGGTCGTAAGTGGATTTCTTGGGTGGACACTCCACAGACCACTCTACAAGCAATGGATGTTAGCAATAAATTTGTTTTTGTTGGTATCACTGCGGCAGGCATCATGCCCCAACTAGCAACTCCTGTCGGTTTATTAGAGCCGCATAAGATCCAAGCAGCCCTAGCAGAGTCAATATTAGTACCAAACAGTCCACACATACCTGAATTTGCTTTTGCGTTGGAAATTTTACTTTTTGCAATTTTTGTGCCTCTAGTTTGGTTTCTAATCAATTATCTCAGTGTTGTTAAGGGTTTTGCTTTGACCAGTATTTTGCTCGCAACCACGGGCATTTTTGGAGCATATAGCATCTCAAGAGGGTTTTTGATAGATATTTCGTGGACTTTTATAGCAGAATTTGTGTCTGGCTCTGTTGCAGCCTATCTCAACTACCAAAAACAGTATAAATTACGCCAACAAATCAAAAAACAGTTTGAACATTACCTTGACCCAAGACAAGTAAAAAGATTACAAGACAATCCGGAGCAACTTGTCTTAGGTGGGGAAAAACGATATTGCACTTTTTTGTTTACTGATGTGCGTGGTTTTACTAATTTGTCTGAAACTTTAGAACCAGAACAAGTGACTGCAATTATGAATCAAGCTTTAACAATACAAGCTGATGCAGTAAAACAATACGGTGGCATGGTTGATAAGTATATTGGTGATGCGATGATGGCAATATTCAATGCTCCACTCGATTTACCAAACCATGAGGCAGCTGCTATTCGTTGTGCACAGACCATACAAGAAAATATCAAGGCAGCAGGCTTAGATATTGAAATAGGTGTGGGAACCAACACTGGTTTTGCAGTTATCGGTAATATGGGTAGTGCAACTAGGTTTGATTATACTGCAATAGGTGACGCAGTAAATGTTGCTGCAAGGTTAGAATCAGCAACAAAAAGCGTTGGGACAGATATTTTAATTGGTGAAAATACTAAAAAAGGTATAGATTTTGAGTTAAAATTACTACCACCCATAGAGGTTAAGGGTAAAAGTAAAAAACTAAATATATATACGATACTATGAAAAAAATAATTAAAAACTTAGTAGGTGCAGTGGCACCCACACTCGGAACTGCACTGGGCGGTCCAATGGGGAACATAGCAGGCAGTATGATTGCTGATGTTCTTGGGTGTGCAAATAATCCAAAAGCTATACAAAATGCTGTGCAAAATGCTACCCCTGAACAAATGCTTGAACTTAAACAAGCTGAACAAGACTTTGAATTACAAATGAAAGAGTTAGAGGTAGATGTTTACAAACTAGAAACCGAAGAAAAACAACATGCTCGTAGTATGTTTTCTAAGGATTGGACTGCCAGAATAATTGGTTTGGTTACAATCGGTGGTTTTTTAGGTTACATTTTTTTGGTAACACTACAACCACCTGAACAAAACTCAGAAGCACTGATAAACTTAGTGCTTGGTTATCTAGGAGGTTTAGCAAGTGCAATTATTTCGTTCTATTTTGGGGCGTCACATACCAGTGACAAAGGAGAGTAACATGCAAATATCAGAGGAAGGTAAAGAGTTAATAAAAAAGTTTGAGGGTTGTAAATTGACCGCATACAAATGTTCGGCTGGGGTGTGGACTTTGGCGTATGGCAGAACTAAAGATGTCAAAGAGTTTGACACTTGCACCCAAGAACAAGCAGAAAAGTGGTTAGATGAAGAGCTAATTGAATATGGTGAGTATGTAACATCTGCTGTTACTGTGCCACTTGAGCAAAATGAGTATGATGCTTTAGTATCATGGACTTACAATTTAGGTCCGACAAATCTTAATAAATCAACGATGTTAAAAGTTTTGAATGACAATAAAAAAGCAGATGTACCAGCACAAATAAAGCGTTGGAATAAAAGTGCTGGTAAAGTTTCAGAAGGTCTTATTAGAAGGCGAGAAGCCGAAGCATTATTATTTGAAGGCAAAGAGTGGCATCACATATAATCATAAGGTAGAATAAATATTTATGGCAACAATACCAGGCATGAATTTAGCAGGAATGGCCGGACCGGTAGCTACAGGTCAAGCTTACGCACAACAGATTGCAGGCGGCATACCCTTTGAACAAATAGTAGCACCTGGTATGACTTTTAGTGTTGCTCAACCTATGGGAGTGCCAATAGCACCACCCCCAATAGCACCACCACCGATATTTACACCACTGCCTCCACAACCACCCATCAATGATGGCATACCACCATTACCACCAATAGAGCCACCTATTGATGCCCCACCAGTGCTACCACCTTTTGATGGTTTGCCACCAAGCGAATTACCACCTATTGGTAAAGGCGACCCTATGGTTTCAGCACCACCAATAAGTTTTTTACAAGGTCCTATAACCAGTGTTCTACCACCAAGTTTTGTGGAACCACCAAACATGGGTGGGCCAGTTATGGGTGGCCCTGAATTGCCCCTCAGTTTATTGGCACCACAACTAGCACCACCCTCCGCATTGCTGAACGAGATTGTGCAACCAATCAGAGATGGCAGAATGGGTATGCCCACAAACCTCTTTATGTAATGCCTACCGATCAAGATGTTTTTAAGGCTCAACAAGCAGAGCAAATACTAGACTCAGAAGTTTTCCAAGAGGTCATAGAAAACCTCAAGAATGAATACATAAATTTTTGGTTAAACTCACGCAAAATCGAAGATGTCACTATACGAGAAGATTTGCATAGAGTTATTTTGTTAATACCAGAGATTGAAAAGCATTTACGCATCATGGCTGAAAAAGGCAAACTTACCAAAACACACATAAACAGACTCAAAACTCTGTAATAATTCTTTTATTTTTACCCCAAATTCATATATTATATAAGCATAAATTTATATAGGAGTATAAATCATGGCAACACCGGATAAACCGACTGCATTAAAATCTGACGGAGAGTTAGCTACTGCTGCCTTTGAAAGTTTTTTGGCCCCCAGTGAGGATAAGGTTGAAACTACTGAAGAAGCAGAAGTAGAAGAAGTTGCTACAGAAGAACTTGTAGAAGCAGAAGAAGAAGTTGAAGAACTTGCTGATACTGAAGAAGCAGAAGAACTTGTAGCCGAAGAAATTGAAGACGAAGAACAACAAGATATTGAGGAAGAGCCCGAGCAACCACAACTCTACCAAGTAAAAGTAGATGGGCAAACTATAGAGGTTACGCTCGAAGAACTCCAAAACGGGTATTCTCGTCAGCAAGATTACACACGCAAAACTCAAGAGATTTCTAACCAAAAGAAAACTTTAGAAGAACAAACTCGTGAGTTACAGCAAAGAGATGCGATTTATTCTCAGTTATTACCAAAGATGGAAGCCCAAATAAATGGCGAGCTGGCAAACGAACCAGATTGGGACCAACTATATCAGGACGACCCTGTGGGTTATGTTCGTGAAAAGCAACTTTGGGATGACAAACAACAACGCTTACAAGCTGTGCAGGCTGAACAACAAAGATTGCAACAGGAAGAAGCTGCTAAGCAGCAAGAAAAACTGATTGCTTTTGTGCAAGAAGGACAGCAAAAGTTGTTGGAAATAATCCCAGAATGGCAAAATGCTGCAACTGCTGAAAAGGAGAAAGCAGCAATTCGTGAATATGGCATCAATGTCTTAGGTTATACACCGCAAGAAATGGATGCTGTCTATGATTATCGTGCTTTGCTTGGTTTACGCAATGCTTGGTTGAATTCTAAAACTCAACAAGCAGTGAAGAAAAAACCAACTGAAAAAGCAAAAGCTCGTGTTGCAAGACCTGGTACAACGAACCGCAAAAAATCTATGACTGCTGAGAAGAAAGCAAAACAACGCCTTGCCAAAACCGGTAAAACCCGTGATGCGGCAAAGGTTTTTGAAAACATGTTTAAATAATTTAAGGAGTAAATTATGGCAATCGTAACAAATGCGTTTGATTCTTACGAAGCAACTGCGAATAGAGAAGAGCTAAGTGACATTATTTATAATATTTCACCTATGCAAACACCTTTTCTTTCCAGTGTCGGAAGAACAAATGTTTCTAATGTGCAATTTGACTGGCAGACAGAATCCCTCCCGACACCTTCCTCAACAGGAAAATTAGAAGGAGATGAGCTGAGCAGAGCAACAGCTACTGCTACTGTAAGACAGTCTAATGTATGTATGATCTCATCAAGAGATGCAACCGTAACCGGAACCCAAGAAGCATCTGATGCTGCTGGTAAAAATTCTGAAATGGCACACCAACTTGCGTTGATGGCAAAAGCCCTCAAGCGTGATATGGAAGAAGCCTTGACACAGAATATAGCCAAAGTAACAGGTTCAGCTTCTGCTGCTCGTCAGACTCGTTCTTTAGAGACTTGGTATGCAACCAATGTCAATAAAGCATCTGATGGTGCAAATGGTTCTGATTCTGCTGCTAGAACTAATGGAACACGAAGAGATTTGACTGAAGCAATGGTCAAAGATGTTCAACAACAGTGTTTCTCATCTGGTGCAGAGCCATCAATCCTTTTAGTAGGACCATATAACAAAGGTGTTATTTCTGGTTTTACTGGTAGAGCACAAGCTAGACAGTTCGTTGATGCGAATACTGTAGAAGCTTCTGTTTCTATTTATTCTGGTGATTTTGGTGAATTGCAAGTTGTCCCTTCAAACAGAAGTAGAGAACAAGCAGTCCACTTGCTTGACCCTGAGTTTGCCGCAGTTGCATACTTGAGAGATTTCACAACTCAAGATATTGCAAAAATTGGTGACGCAGAAACTAAGCAAATCATAGTTGAATATGGATTAGAGATGAGAAATGAAGCTGCACACGGTATCGTTGCAGATGTTAAAGTTTCATCTACTGATGCTGGTTAATAATTAACCTGGTGGGGGGCGTTTTAGCCCCCCTTTGAAATGGCAACAAAAACCATAATAGATACCTCAAAAAATATGACTAACATCTTTGCTACCGAAGATGACAAGTTTATTTATCACACCAAACAAAATGTCAGACCAGTGCTGGACCTTTGTAAAAATTTAGGTGAACTCAAACCTGGTAAAGAATTTAGGCATGTTGCCGAGATACCTATGGTAATATATCAACAAATGGTCAGAGATGGTTCAATCCGAGATAAGCAAGCTTTACGCAAATGGTTGAACAATCCTGATAATAAATACTTTCGTGTTTGGAAAGGTAAGATATGACATACAGTGAACTGAAAACTAATATAGCAAGTTATCTCAATAGGTCTGATTTGACTAACGAACTTGATATTTTTATTGACCAAACAGAAGCAGAACTAAACCGCAAACTGCGAGTCAAAGAAATGGTAAAACGGGCTACTGCAACCGCAGATAGTCAATATCTTGCTCTACCAAGTGATTGGTTAGAAGCCATCAATATAGAGGTAACTTCAGGCAAGTTTCGACCACTAATGCAGATGTCTATTGAATCTTTAGATGTGCACCGTAGAGCAAACAACAATGAAGCCAATCAACCTTTATATTTTGCCTTGGTTGACGACACCATTGAATTATCACCAACACCCGATACCAGTTATACATTACAACTTACTTACTACGGCAAAATTACACCTTTGTCTGATAGTAATACTACTAATTTTGTTTCTACTACCCACCCCGATGTTTACTTATATGGTGCTTTACGCCATGCTTCGGTTTTTCTTATGGAAGATGAAAGACTACCATTATTAGATAATGCGTTTGAAAGAGCCGTGGAAGATATGCGTTTACAACAAGAAAGTGCTGCATTTGGTAAAGGTAGTTTGATACCCAGGCGTCGCAGTTATGGCAAAGCAAAAAAACACAATTATTATATGAAAAACAATTAGGAGTAAATTATGGCGGGATTCAGTGATTATTTAGAGGACAAAGTTTTAGATCATGTGTTTGGTGGCACTTCTTTTACAGCACCATCAAGTTTGCATGTAGCACTATATACTTCAGCCCCCAGTGATACTGGTGGTGGTACTGAAGTCTCTGGTGGTAGTTATGCTCGACAAACCGCAACTTTCAATGTGTCTGGCACTAACCCAACCACCGCAACCAATGCTGCTGCGATAGAGTACCCAACTGCTACAGGTGACTATGGCACTGTAGTTGCTGTGGGTATTTTTGATGCTTCTTCAAGTGGCAACTTACTTGCCTATGCCAGCTTAACTGCAAACAAAACAGTTTCTACAGGAGATGTTTTCCGTTTTGATGCTGGTGATATTGACATCACCTTAGCATAATACTATGGCCTCAGTAGGCTACGGTTTTAGTAAATACGGGAGGAACCGTTGGGGTACTCCTGTCTATCATTTTGGTGCGGCAACTATCGCACAGACCTCTGCTGCCACTGCTGTAGGTACACAAATAGATCGTGGAGCAGCAACCATTACAGCAACCTCTAGTGTCACTGCTGCTGGTGTACAAATTGATTTAGGGGCAGCAACCTTAGCACAAACCTCAAGCATGACGGGTGCTGGTATTCGCATACTTCGTGGTGCGAGTGTCCCAGCAGCAACATCAAACATGACTGCGACTGGGCACCAGATTGATTTGGGGGCATCTGTAGGACCAGTTATTTCGGACATGACTGCGGTTGGCAGATTTACTTTTATTGGTGCTAGTACAATAACTGGTGTAAGTTCTGCTACTGCAATCGGTAGGCAAGTTGATTTAGGAGCTGCGACTATTGCACAAAGCAGTGGATTTATTGCTGATGGAGGTTTAAAATGGGAAGATAGTGTTGTAACTACACCCTCGTGGTCAGAGCAATCTAAAAGCACAGATTGGACTGATGTAAGTAATCCTTCTACCACATGGACAGACACAACAGCAAATAGTACGACTTGGAGCAATCAAGACAATCCAGCTACTACTTGGACTGAACTTGATGACCAAACAGCAGCATAGAGAGAGATTATGGCAGATACATTTACAACAAATTTAAACCTTACAAAACCAGAGGTAGGAGCAAGTACCGACACATGGGGGACAAAACTTAACAATAATCTAGACAGTGTCGATACAATTTTTAGTTTGTCCGGCACAGCTGTGGATATGGGGCAAGTTGATTTTGGTGGTGCCGTGGTCATTAAAGGAACCAATCCTAGTTTGACCATTGGTGATGCTGGGGCTGAAGATACAAAATTAGTCTTTGATGGCAATGCACAAGATTATTATATGGGTCTTGATGATTCAGCAGATGCTTTAGTTATTGGTTTAGGTTCAACAGTAGGAACCACACCAGCTATAACTATAAACTCAAGTCAACAAGCAACTTTTGCACAAAACGCAACATTCAGTGGTACTTTGGGGGTAACAGGTATAGTTACCTTAACAGATGATTTGATTATAGGTGATGGTAAAACCATAGGGTCTGCTTCAGATGTCGATGCTATGACTATTGCCTCCAACGGTCAAGTAACATTCTCACAAACTCTTATCGGCACAGCATTAGATATATCTGGTGATATTGATGTCGATGGCACCACAAACTTAGATGTGGTTGATATTGATGGTGCTGTAGATATGGCATCGACTCTGGCTGTTACAGGTATTGTTACTCTAAGTGATGATCTTATAATTGGAGACGGCAAGACTATTGGTTCTGCCTCAGATGTTGACGCCATGACAATAGCAGCCAATGGTCAAGTCACTTTCTCACAGACTTTGATAGGAACTGCTTTAGACATCTCAGGTGATATAGATGTAGACGGCACAACTAACCTAGATGTAGTGGACATAGATGGAGCTGTGGATATGGCATCGACTTTAGCTGTAGGTGGTGCTGCAACTTTTGGTGGGGATATTACAATTTCAGAAGCCACTCCTACCATTACTTTTACAGATACCGACAATAATTACGATGCAACCATAGCTGGTCTTAGCGGTTCACTTATATTAACTGCTGATGCAAATGCAGAGTTTGGCACTGAAACAATACAATTTCACACAGGCGGCAGTCAGAGAGCACAGTTTAATGCTGGTGGTAGATTCTTAATTGGTAGCACTACAGCTATAACTGCTGCTTCAGGACAAAACCCTTTTTCTCAAGTTATAGGGACTGATGCTTCTAGCAGTTCTTTTTCTTTGAATAGATTTTCGGATGATAATGCTTCTGCAACATTATTTTTTGTCAAGTCAAGAAACGGAACTCCTGGCTCTAATACTATAGTACAAAGTAATGACACTATAGGCAGTATTGATTTTAAAATGGACGATGGTACTAATTACCAAACACAAGTAGCTAGAATAATGGCTAAAATAGATGGTACACCTGGAGAAAATGACGCTCCTGGCAGACTAACATTCCACACCACATCAGACGGAGCAGCTACTGTAACTGAGCGGATGCGAATTGATAGTTCTGGGCAAGTAGGGGTGGGAACTACAAGTCCTTCTGTTGCTTTTCACACAGTTGGTAAAGTAAGAGCACAAAAATCAGGACAAACATCAGCTTATGTTCAGTTATCAGCAGATGATGTTACATCAAATTATGCAGCAGATATTTTTGTTAATGATACAGGACTAACATTCAAACATAACAGTAATGGTCGTGGTTTTGTATTTGACCAAAATGGCACGGAAAGAATGCGAATTGATAGTTCTGGGCAAGTAGGAATCGGTAAGACGCCAAGTAGTGCAAACCTCGATATTGCTAGCACAGGCAATGGAATACAGATAAGCAGAAGTGGTTTTGACACTTATGCTTTTGAACACTCTGCTGGCACAGGTATGGCTATTTTAAATGTCACAGACACTAGAAAGGAGATGTTTTTTAATGGTTCTGGTGGTGTTGGAATATCCACCGTATCGCCCAGCGGCATTTTGGGAGTTCAATCAGCTACAGGACAGGTTGGTTTTAATGCAGGCACTTCATCATCACCAGAACGAGGCAATATTTATTTTGATACTGACGGCAGTGGTTGGTGTTTGAATATAGGTAAATATCAAAGCAGTAGTTTTAGTGCTCTTATGACTATAAAAGACAATGGCAATATAGGGATTGGTACAGAGACGCCCGATTGTGAGTTAAATATTGTCGATGCCTCTACTCCTATTGTTAGAATCAAAGACACAACTAATAATTGTCAACTACAGTTGTATGCCCAAAATACAGATACACATATTGGCACATCAAGCAATCACCCATTAATCGTAGATACAAATGATACAGAAAGACTTAGGTTAGATTCCAACGGTAATTTTTTATTTGCAACTACTAGCTCCTCAACTAATGCCAACGGCATAAGGTTTTTTCCTACAGGCTCTAGTGGAGGTTGCTTTGCTGAATTTTATAATGGTGATGATGGTCAAGCCGTAAATATTGGTAGAAATAGTAATGGCACTGTAACTAATTTTATAAACGGCTCAAGTACAGTGGGTAGTATAGCTTTAGCCTCAGGCACTACTTATAACACATCTTCAGATGCAAGACTCAAAGATGTTACTGGCAAAGCAAGGGGTTTAGAAGTTATTGGCCAACTTAATCCAGTAGCTTACAACTGGAAGGAATCAGGACAAGCAGATGAAGGTCTTATAGCTCAAGAAATAGAAGAGTTGGTGCCCAACGCAGTCAATCAAGATGAAGATGGTTACTACCAAATGGATTATAGTAAACTTGTTACGCATCTGGTAAAAGGTATGCAAGAGCAACAAGAACAAATAGAATCACTTAAAAGTGAAATTGCAAATTTAAAAGGAGAATAATATGGCAATATCATACACTTGGGACTGTAAAAACCACGACAGATACCCAACGCATAACAGCAAAAGTAATGTGGTGCATACTGTGCATTGGCGGCTGACCGCAGTTGATGGCAGTAATAATGATGCTGAGGGCAATCCGCAAAGTGCTTATGCCTACGGGACACAAGCTTTAGATACCTCGGATTTATCTAGTTTTACTAACTGGTCAAGTCTGACCTCAGCAAACTTGCAAGCATGGGTTGAAGCTGCAATGGGTGCGGAAGCAATAACTGCTTTGAAAGCAAACTTAGATGCACAGATAGCAGAAAAAGTAACACCAACTTCAGAATTTAAAACACTGAGCTCGTAAGATGCCACTATTGCCCGTGACCCCACCGGCAGGGATAGTCAAAAATGGAACCGATTATGCCAATAAAGGTAGATGGGTAGATGGTGATTTGGTGCGTTTTGAAAACGGTTATCTCAAACCTATAGGTGGTTGGTCCAAACTGCGTGCAACTGCCCTTGATGGTGCTCCTATTGCTATGTATGCTTTTAGTGATAACAACGGTGAACCAATCCTGGCAGTGGGCACAAGGTTACGAGTGTATGTTTTATATAAAAACACTTGGTCAGAAATAACCCCAGCTGGTTTTGTCAATGATACATCTAATGACCCTTTGGGTTATGGTGCTTATCAATGGGGCGTTGAAGATTATGGCGATGCTCGTAGTCAATCAGGTTTGGTTTTAGAGATTGGGCATTTTTCTTTTGACAACTGGGGTGAAGATTTAGTATTTAGTTTTTCTGATGATGGTAAACTATACAAATGGAGGCCTGATTCAAGTCCTGGCGGCACTGCTGACACTATAGCCACAGTAATTACCAATGCACCTACTAACAACAAGGGTCTAGT